GAGATTGAGTTTTTGAAACGGATGTGGATTTTCCATCCAAAGTTTGATTATTGGGCGGGTGCGCTCAGAAAGGAAAGCATTATTGAGATGTTGAACTGGACAGGTAGAGTTTTTAAACTGGGTGATTATTGTCAGTCGATTGAACATGCGTTGACTGAGTGGTCTGCCTGGGGTCCTGAAGAGTTTGACTTGCGGTACCCTGTAATTGCTGAGGCATCGATTCGTGTTTTGAATTATGTGCCAACCCTTGATACTTATGAGAAGGCTTTTCGTAAGTACATGGGAACTGAAGTTCAGGGGTACTATTAGGTACCTTCCGTCCTGTGGAGGACATTAATCTACCACAATTAGGGACCGAAGAGATGTTAAGGTTATTAATCTCTAGGCCCCTTTGTTAGTTTGCATTGGAGTGTGTAAATGTCTAGATACTTCTAGGTCTGGTCTTCGGGCTGTACTACCGCGCCCGACGGATCGGGATAGAAAAGGTCTTTATATGAAACTCCGTAAATTAACATAAATTAGTAAAACCGAGCGAGAGCTATGTGTGTGTCTTTATAATTGCAGGTGACACTCATGAATCCTGACATAATACTTTCATGAATTCTTCTACTACTACTACGTCAGCTATTTCTATGGATACTATCCAAGCCGCTCCTTCTGAGATGTCGTGTTGTGACACTCAGCAAACAACTGTTTTTACCGATGAGGGTCTAGCAGTTGCAGTAACAAAATCCACCAAGGATGAACCTTCTGCGATAGGTTTTCCTGATACTGGGATTCAGAATTTCTTAGCCAAGCCGTTTATGATTAAACAAGGCACATGGCACACTTCTGATACCTTTGCTGGTGGTGCACTGTATAGCACAAATTTGTATACCGAGTTGATGAATAACGCTTACTGGACGAATAAACTCCAGGGTTATAATCTTATGCGTGCTAAACCAGTGATTCGACTTGTGATCAATTCTACACCTTTTCAACAGGGTAAGTTGCTTTTGAGTATCATGCCTTTGCAGGGTAATTTTACGAGTGCAGATCTTGGCTTTGCCACGAGACACACGTTAACCCTTGCTGGCCTGAGGATGCTCCCCTGTGTGGAGTTAGATTGTCGCGATAGTGTTGCGACTCTCGAATTACCATATATTGCTCCAAACAATTGGTTGAATTTGAAAACGGGTCTTTATAATTGGGGCACATTGTACTTAAATGTATTGAGTGTCCTTGCTACTGGTGGGACTGAACTTACAGTCGACTACTCTATTTATCTTCATTTTGAGGATCTCGAGTTAGCTGCGCCTATGGTGCCCCAGATGGCTAAATTTCGTGGGAGAACGGGTCCTCTGAGTGAGTCGGAGGAATCTAAGTATTCTACTGGTTCCGTGAGCAGTGTTTTGAAAACTGTTTCTAGTGTGGCTACGACTTTGGAGGGTGTTCCTATTTTATCCTCTGTTATGGGTCCTGCTGCATGGGTTACTGGTTTTATGGGTGATGTTGCTTCTGCTTTTGGTTGGTCAAAGCCTCTTGATGAAGGGGCAAGCCATACAGTTAGTCGACAGTGGAATCGTTATATGGCCGTTAGTGATGGGTTAGATCCATCTTATCCTTTGGCTATAAGTGCTACGAATAAAACTTGTATCACAGATCGTCTTTCTTTGTACGATTGTGATGAGATGAGTTTTAAGTTTCTCTCAAGGGTTTCTACCTACTGGAAGAGCTTTACGTGGCATGGAGGTGATATTTCCACTACACCCATTTTGAATGCACAGCCCATGTGCCCTCAGAATTTTTATAATACGGGTACTTTTACTAGTGGTGCGCACGTTGTGACTTTTCACCAAGGTGCACCTATCTACTATCTCGCTCCATGTTTTGGACTTTGGCGAGGGTCTATTGAGATTACAATTAAGTTTGCTAAGACCGATTACCATTCTGGTCGTTTGCAAATTACTTGGACTCCTTATAATGCTGGTACCGAAACGGCCCCTACGTTGACGACAGCACAGTTGGCCCTACGTGAGATTGTGGATATTCGCACTCAGAGTGAGATCACTCTTACTTTACCCTACTTGTTGGAGACGAATTATATCTCTAATAAATGGGGTTCGAGCGATGTCTCAGGTTACTTGGATATTGTTGTCTTGAATGAGCTTAGAGCTCCAGACACTTGTTCCCCTGATATTGATTGCTTGATTTATGTGAGAGGTGGTCCAGATTTTGAGTTTGCTGTCCCTCGAACCACTACTGTACACCCGTATTCTCCCCAAATGGACTCATCGAGTATTGCGCAAGCTATTTCAAAGCCTATTGCTACTTCTAGAATTGGCCCTGAAGATTGTGCTCAATCGTGTGAATCTGTAGGTGAAAGGTGGGGATCTATTAAACAGTTCCTAAATAGGTTGACGCCTGTATTTACTACGGCTGCTAGGAACGCTTCTTCGTTGAGCATTAACCCTTATGTCATTCATATTCCGTCGATTAAAACCGATGGGACGATGACTCAGGGTGATCTTGCTTACGGCCCCTACAATTACTTTGGTCCGATGTACCTCTTTCAAAGAGGGTCGATAGTGATTGGCATTCAAAAGGACCCTACAGTTTCAGGAGCGAATACGCAAATGATTCTATGTAATACCCCGGACGACCCCTATAATCTAGGTACAGCCTTGAATAATGGGTTTCCACAGTATACGAACACTCTAGGAAACTATTCCCAGGTCATAACTGACAGCACCTTACCATGTGGTGGTATGGTTGTAACCGACCAAGGGATGAGTTATACTAGTGCGAAAGTGCCGTATTACTGCATGCTTAAGGCGAGCGTGGTCCAAAATACAATAGGTGGAGCTACTATCAATTCCACTGACGCCTCTTTCCCATTGAGTAGACTTCAAGTTTACTCCGCTGGCAATATTCAATACGCCAGCATTTTCCGCGCGACGGGAGATGACCATCAATTTAGTTATTTCCTGGGGTGCCCCCCGATTTACGTTAGTAATACCTGAGTTTCAAGGGCACGAGTGCCCGGAGTTTATCAGTTGTTCATGACGTCCATCGTCGTAATCAGTTTTGGTATGTTAAGCCTTTAATGGATCATATAGCCTGGTTGCGGATCGTTTTTAAAGATGATTGGTTTTCTACATTTTTCCCCTTGGG